GAAATTTTCACAATATATTCTCTTTGTTCCGCTAATAATCTCTCCCCAGGCGAAAAACTTGCTCTGTAAAAATCATTTAGAGGTATTAATAGCCTAACAAAATCTGAAAAAGTTCCTTTATAGTGAACCTTATCGATATGCCACGTTCCATATATCACCTCTTTTTCAATGAAATCTCTCTGTTCTTCGCCAGCCTCTTTTAGCTTTCCATCTACATACTCCTTAGTCGCATACTCTCCTTTAGCCTGATAAGCTTTATCGGCTGTATCTTTTGTGATATAACCAGCTGTTTTTATTTCTTTTGACTTTTTATCAACATATTCTTTAGATACTAAATCTAGGTCTTGTTCAATTAAACCTAATACTTTCATCTAACCACCTCTATCCTACAACTATAACCCTATATTCATTTAGTTTTGGTGCTTTTGCAAATTTCAATGTAACTGTATTTTCATCAGTAATTTCAATATCTGTATATACAACTCTAAAAGGTGATTCCTTTTCTCTAAGTGTTACTGTTATATCCTGAGATTTTAAGTTATGCTTTACTGCGATACTTGTATTTGTTCCATCTCCAATATCTTTGACAAATTTACCAGTTTTTCCTCTTAATGCACCATTAATAGCTTTATCTAAGCTATCATTTTTCTTTAAAGCGTCTTCTATTTCTTTTAAAGTATCATAGGCTTCACTCGCTCCACCTACTACCTTAGTAATTTCAGCCTTGGCATAATCCTTAGCCTGCTGTAATGCTGTATTTGCTTTAGCCTGTGCTCCCTGTGGTGTTTCCTTATTAGCTAAGGCTGTATCAAGTCCAGTAACCTTATTAGTGTTGATAGTCTTGCTACCAGCATTGATATTTGAAACTATGGTATCATTTTTTAAGGCATCAGCTAATCCATTGACCTTTTCTTTATTAATTGTTTTTGAGTTCTTATTAATTTTATCAACTATTGTATCTGCCTTTAAGGCATCATCAAGGCCCTGTATTCTTTCAGCATTTATATTATCACTGCCATTATTTATAGTGCTGACTAGGCCACTAGCTTCTAGCTTTGTGTTAAGGCCATCAATTTTAGTAATTTTAATGAGTGCTTGCCCATCATTAATTGTCCTTACTATAGATGTCGCTGTAGGTGATGCATCCTTGGCATCCAGTGGTAGCCATACCTCCCCTGTCCAGCAGTACACCCTCTTATCTTGAGTATTATAATACACCTGCCCCAACACCTTTTCATTTGGTGCCTGTGCTAAATTTTGTATTGCTACATTAAGTAACTGATTCCCATGTATGTTTAAATTAGTTAAAATATCCATAAATTTATCCTCCCAATATATTTTTTAATTTAAAAAAGCCTTGCCAGAAAAGGCATGACTAAAATTAATCACTAAATCATTTTTACTTGTATATTTTACTTCTCCATAAACGATATTATCCCCAGAATCCACAACGGATACACAAGGATACTTATTTAAGTCATGGTGTATTATCCAGCTATCTGATGACTGGATCTGCTCATGTACATAATTTTTATCTACTATCTTGGTTAAATGCTCTGTTTTTTCTAAAAAATCTTTAACCTTTTTTTCTGCTTCTAATAGCCTTAGATATATATCTGAGCTATTTATCTTTTTTAGCTCAGAAACATCTCCCCCTATAAGGCTTTCAGTATATTCTATTTCAAATATACCTGACAGTAATTTTTTATTACCACTGATTATGGCTAATTCAGATTGGTATACCCCTGTATTTAATGCGGGGAACATTATATCCACATAACTCTCTTCCTCATTGAATTTGACTTCTTCATTTTCGTAAAGTTCATTTTCAATTTTAATAACATGCTTAAATTTAAGTTTTCTTATATCATTAAATTCTTTTAGGAAAAACCTTATCCCTCTGGCACTTTCATGTGCTTTAACTTTGTAAATTTTATCCAAATTTATATAAGGATATAGATTTCGCTCATATAAGGCTTTTAACATTTACTCACCTTCTTTCTTAAGTAGCTTTTCTAATTTTTCAATTCTTTTTTCTAGCTTACCAACTTTATCTTCCAGGGCCTCACGCTTTTTAATTTCTTCTTGTAGGGCAATATGGAGCATAGATGTGTAATTACCCATATTAATCGATAGTAGTCCATTTGAATCTTTTGCGATTAGGTAATCCTTAATGTATCTAAATTTTAAAACATCCTGGGCAATCGCAGATAAATTATTACCACCTATTTTCTTATATTTATAAGTCGCTAGATCAACACTTTTAACAAAATTAAATATATTATTTCTGTTAATAGTACTATCGTTATTCTTAATATACTTAATATTATCTTTAACTCGCCTATCTGACCTAACAGAATATACATAATATTGTAGCCAACCCATCATTACATGTGAGTCAAATAAATTCAACACTCCACTTCCAGTAGCGTATTCATTAGGGGCATCATATGTCCAATTTTCATTAGGGTTAAAATTAAAAAATAAACTTCCTCCAGAGTACATACCTACACTTCCGGAATTTCTCATAGCTATATATGTACCAGCATTAGCTTTTAATCTAATAGCATCCCCATTGGCGTCAATTGACTTACAGTTATTGGCCCCGGGAGAATATCCACGCTCTAGAACGATTCTTTCACTTGTACCAGGATATAAGAAGTCAGTTGTAATCGCACCCGATTTTATTTCTGCTGAGGTTATCGTGTTTGCCGCAATTTCACTCGCTGTTATTGTCCCTGACTTTATTTCATTCGCTGTTATTGTCCCTGACCGTATTTTATCTGCTGTTATTGCCCCTGACTTTATATCATGACTTGTTATCATAGGAATATGGGCTTTTCCTGAGGACGAGTCAACATATATACTTCTGTCAGGGTCATTACCTAAAACAAAAAACCCATCTGTGCTTGCTCTCCAAAAAACTTTTCCTTCTTTTAATCCTACAATCCCTTCATATGGATAAGTATTTCCATTATTACCTTTTGCCAAAATCCTCGAACCTATGTAAATCCCTGTTTTGTTTTCATAAGAACCCTCGCCCACAAATAATTCAGGGGTGAATACATATTTACCAGATATCTCTGTTGCTTTGCCATTCCAGGCTTTTAGTGCTGGTGGTAGCTCAGCAAGGCTTCCATCTTTGCCAGGTGGTCCTTGTTTACCATCTTGACCTATACCATCAAACTTTGACGGATACCACTGTTCATGATACGGTATCTCTTCCTCGGATATGATTATATATCGAATTTGTGTTGTATCCAAACAATCCAATTGTATGTAGTGCGTATCGCTATCATGCGTCCTGAATGTTTTATTTATCACTTCAAAATGTGAATATTTATCTGTAAGAGTTTCGATAGAATTATAGCTTTCTCCACGATAATACAGGTTCATCTTTTTAGAAGCAACATAAGCCTTCACGTAGTAAGTGGTGTTTTTCTTTAGAGCCAAGTATTGATTTATCTCCACTCTTGCCCCATCGGGATCTACATGCAAATAACTCACTTTGTCTTCACTAGTAATCCCTGTATACACTTTATTGGCAATAGACTTGCTGTCAACTTGCCATTTATTCAAAACAGAAGAGTTAAATCCAACCTCATCTATTGTAAAATCCCGGTGAAAATCTCCATTAGAAATTAGGTTATACTTGATTTTTCCATCCTTCCCATCTTTACCTGGGCTACCATTAGAACCGTCTTCTCCCTTTACTTTTACCCACGTATACTTTCTATAGTCCTCACTATCTCGCTCAGTAAAGTCTGTATATGTTCCCATATAGGCCTTATCACTTCCACCTGATGTAGTAAAACCACTAGACCCACTTGAGTTGTCAGCCCATGCTATATGAAGGTACGGTGTTTTTCCATCTTTACCAGCCTTACCTGGGCTACCATTAGAACCGTCTTCTCCCTTTACTTTTACCCACGTATACTTTCTATAGTCCTCACTATCTCGCTCAGTAAAGTCTGTATATGTTCCCATATAGGCCTTATCACTTCCACCTGATGTAGTAAAACCACTAGACCCACTTGAGTTGTCAGCCCATGCTATATGAAGGTACGGTGTTTTTCCATCTTTACCAGCCTTACCTGGGCTACCATTAGAACCGTCTTCTCCTATATACTTAGACCATGTATAGGCCGATTTTAATGCAGGCGCACCCTTATTTGATGTTATGGCAAATCCTATATATTTATGCGGCTCTCCATGCTCACTAGACGGGCTAGTAAACATATCTCCCGTAGTACCTCCTGTGTCTGAGTACCTCGTGTGTACATATTGTGATTGACCATCTTTCCCCTTTAATTCTTTTATAAGCCCTTCGGTCATACTATCTTTAGTTAAACTTCTAGGCCCAAAATATGCATTTCCACTATCTAGGTCTAAATCAAAATTTTTACCCTTAATATGCCCTGCTCTTATAAGATTGGCATTTAGATTTCCTGTAGTGATGTAGTCAGCTACTATAGCCCCATCAAGAGTCATGGCTAGCCCAAATTCACCATTAACACCAGTATTAGAAAATCCAAGGCCATTTTTATTCCACATCCATACCTTCTTGGCTGTATTTTCATCATCAGTATCCATAATTAAAATTCTATCTGGCTTAATTTTTACATGGCCGCCAAATCCATCTCTAAGAAGTTTTGTAGCAATCTTTTTTGAATCTTCAACAGCACTTCTCAGGTCAGTTTCTATCTTGTCATTTACTCTTTTTAACTCTTCTGTTATAGATGTAAATTTATCAACTGTGTTGCCTAGTTCAAGCTCTATATAACTTTTTGAAATAGGATTGTATTTATAGCTTATGACCCTAGCTGTTACATCTACATTTTCATCCTTATGAATTACTTTTAAGTTATCTCCAAGATTTACAGACTCAAGCTTTTTAATATGTTTGTATTCCTTAGTTTTTTCAAGGTCTACAAAGCTTACCTTGTAATTTGCCCTAGGCTCATCCACATGATTTTGACTAAATTCTAACCTAGCCCTTCTTCTCATTTCTTCAAAAGCTTCTTCCCTGCTTAGACCTTCTGAATCTTGAGACCCTTCATCCTTAATTTTTATATCACTGTATTCCACAACCTTAGTTTTTATAAGGTGATAGTGATTAATCTTTGGTGACTCTACATACTTTTCAGGAAGTAGCACCCCATCAGCTGCTTTTGGCATTATCTTAGTAGTAACCTGAGTATAATCGATATCTGCTTCATATCCAGTCAAATTCTTTCTATACCTTACCTGGACACTACTATCAATACCTAGCCTTTTTTTCATATTAATTTTGAAGTTATTTCTCTCAATTTCTCCACCCCATCGATTTACAAAGGTATTGTCATCATCCCCTAGTAGGGCCTTTACAGGATTATATCTGACAATCCTGCAATTGGCTGTTTTATTTGACATATCTGTAGTAAATATAAAAGGATGTGAATTAACACATCCTGAACTAATCTTATCAAGTGCAGCACTAGCACCCATATTTACTATACTTATGTCTTCTATTAAATTATGAATTAAATCATAAAAGATATGGTAACAAGTGACATGATATAAGCCATTACTTTTCCTTATCTGAGATATTCTAAAGGCCTGATTATCAAATTTAGGGGTAGGGGCTACCACTATATTTTCCTTTTCTATATACTTAGATTTTTTTATAGGGATAGAAAAATCTAGCTGAAATATCCCATTAACCTCCTCTGAAACAACAGGATCAATAACATACTTATCCAAAACTTGAAGTCCATTTTTATCAAATTTTGTTTCGGTTGATTTAAAAACCTTAATCACTATCTCCACCCCTCTCTTAGCATAACTTCTATATTTGATATTCCTCTTTTATTTGAAATTGTGTGTTGGCCAGTAGTTAGTTCTGGAAATTCTCCAGACATCTTATCTAATAGGTTGATGCTTTCACTGTAGCAAGTTAAATTATCGCAGTCTATATATACTACATTGGCTGTAGAATCTACCTTTATCAAATTACCATCAATGGTAAATTGCATTTCATTGCTATTTTTTGTAATTTTAAAAAGTGGCAAGGCCTTATATCCCTTTACAACTATAGAATTTACAACCTGAATATACTTAAAAGTTGATAATTTATAGCTATAAGGCCTACAGTTAAATACCACTTCAAAAGAACCATAAAAGCTGACTTCGTTTTCTATATCACCAATTTTTATGTAATTTACTAGATAGCAAAATCCATCATCATCAGAAAATATAATTTTGTCACAATCAAAAAGAAGGTCTTTGACATTTCTTATAGAATCGTGAAGCTTATCCTCTAAAAAATTTAATTCTACGGATATATCTATATCCCTATATCCTTTTTCTATATGTAAAGCTCCATCTCTTCCTTGAACTTCTACAGATTCTATATCCTGCTCTGGGGTTGGAATATGGGGCCTTTCTTTTATGCAAAACCCTAGGCTAGACAGGTCTACTTTCCTATCTTTTATGCCCAATATTAACTTTTGCATTATGCTACCCCCTTCCCATAACTTAATCTATATCCTCTTTTTCTTAACTCGCTATCAATGATATCCATGCCCTTTCTAAAATCAGCAGTTTCCTTAACATCCTGATTTAAAATGACATTTATAAGCCTACTGCCACTGCCTTCAAATTTAATCCTATCAGCTATAGCCTGGGCAAAAGGCATCATATACCTCCCTTCAAGAGGTACTACTGCTTCTTTTCCAGCTTCACCTATACCGACTATACTAGCACTTTTTGCTATACCTCCAGTCTTATACCAGTCTACTGATATATGTGGTATACTTGGTGGATCAAGAGAAAACTCACCATCAATACTAAAGTGTGGTAGGCTTATTTTTGGAAGTTCAAGCCTGCAATTTGAAAAGAAGTTTGATATACTATCAAGACCTCTTTTAACAAGTGAACCCATAGAGTCCATTTTGCTTCCAATTGCATCTTTTATTGCCCCCCACTTGCTAGAAGTATTTCTTTTTACTGAGTCCCAAGCACTAGATATTGAGTTTTTGATATCTGAAAACTTACTTGATGCAGATGACCTGATATTATTCCAGTGTTCTCCTAGGTTTGACTTGATGCTATCCCAAGTGCTTCCTGCCTTGGACTTGATATTATCCCAAATAGTACCTAAGAAGCTCTTTATTCCACCATATATTTCTGATGCCTTAGTGCTGATTTTATCCCAAGTATCTGACAAGAAGCCTGAAATTCCATTCCATATAGGTTTTATTATAGAATTATCAACAAAATTAAATGCAGATGATATGGTGTCTTTTATGCCATTAAATATATTACCTGCAAAATCTGATATTCCTGACCAGATCCCTTTTAGAAAATCTGATATAGGTGTCCATATTGAACTAGTAAAATCTGATATGGCTTGCCATGCTCCTGTGGCAGTATCCTTAATTCCATTCCACATTCCAGAAAAGAATTGTGATAGTGGCTCCCATATGGTCTTGGCCAATCCTATGAAAATTTCCCAAGCAAGTCTAATTGGCATAATAGTTGCTTGCCAGCCTATATTAAATATTTCTTTTATGCCTTGCCATAAGAAAGAAAATACATTTTTCAAGCCATCCCATATAGCCTTGGCACCTTCTATAAAGCCTTTCCATAGGTTTGATAAGCCTTCTGTGACACCTTTCCAACCTTCTATAAATCCTTGCTTTACTTCTTCCCAATGTTTTTTGAAAAATGCCTTGATATCATCTCCCCATTTAACCCAAATAAGGATTAATCCAGCGACTACAGCAGCCAAGGCTAAAGCTAGTGGGTTGGCAATTAAAAATGCACCTATCGCCTTAAATACTCCAGTTACCATTGGCAGTAGCTTTAAAAATACTCCACCAATTTTAGTAAATACATTTTTGAAAATCCCAATCAGAGGACCCCCAATATTACTGAGACCTTTCATAGCCATAGCAAGACCTTTCACTGCTGGGGTGGCAGCAGTCGCACCTCCAAATGCAACTGACCATGCTCCTGAAATTGTTCCTAATCCTGTTATTAACCTACCAAAAATTGATAGTAGCGGGCCTATTGCTATTACTGCTAATCCAATTGCCATCACCATTTTTTGGGTTGCTGGACTAGCTTCGTTAAATTTTTTAGCTAACTCTGTTAATGATTTTAGTACAGGCTTTAAGTTTTCAAATATATTTTTTAATGCATCTGCTAATGGACCACCTGTTTCATACATGAAATGAGAAATTTGATTCCCCAACATTTTCATTTTTCCTGCAAACCCCTTGCCTCTTTCATCAGCTTCTTTTGTAAGAGCTTTATTTTCATTCCAGGCAGTATTGGATTCTTTAATAGCACCAGTTAATAAATCTTGTCCTAATGCTAAGCTTCTAACGGTCTGTAATTCTCTAAGTTCTGTTATACCTAATGAAGTTAAAACTTCATTCAGATTCCCGCCATCTTGATGGATTTTCCTTAATCCTTGAATAAATGCATTAATAGCTTCTATTGGTTTTTCTTTAAAGGTTTTTGCAAACTGTTCTGCACTCATACCTGAAACCTGGGCAAATAGGTTGATTTTTGACCCTCCTTCGTCAAATTCCTTTACAAGGTCTTTTAAACCCTGTTTAGTATAACCAGTTTTTTCTGCCATTTCCTCAAGGGCCTTGCCACCCTTTTCTACAGCAATTTGGACATCTTGATATGACAGTCCCATACTTTGAAGTTCTGCTTCAAAACCTTTTAAGGCTTCTTGTGGACCCATTACTGCATTTTGCATTTTAGTCATGACCTTTGACATAGAAGAACCACCAGCTTCTGCTTCAATACCCATAGAACTCATAGCTGTCGCTAGGGCTAGTACATTTTGCTCGCTCAAACCTATCTGATGGCCTGATGCTGCTAACCTCATAGCCATGTGAGTTATTTCTGATTCAGTAGTAGCATAGTTATTTCCAAGATATACTATAGCTGACCCTAGCTTATCAACGTCTTTTAAGGACCCACCCATGATATTGGTAAATCTCGCAATAGCTGTTGCTGCGTCATTGGCACTTAAGTCTGTGGCTTCCCCCATCTGCACCATTGTTTTACTAAAACTTAGTACATCAGGGGCCTTAACTCCTAGCTGGCCTGCTGCTTCTGCTACTCCTGCAATTTCTTTTGCTGATGTAGGCATATTATCAGCCATTTTTAAAATTCCTTCTTCTAGATCCTTATATGAAATAACTAATTTGCCATTTTTATCCCTAACTTCATCAACTGTCTTTCTTACACCTATAAATGCATCTTCAAGGTCACTGGTCACCTTTATAGTAGCTCCTATACCAGCTATCATAGGAAGTGACACCTTTCTAGTGTAAGAATCACCTATACCTGATATGACCTTACCTGTCTGTCTTAATTTATCAGAAACTTTTTTAGTGGCATTTCCAACATTAGCATACTCATTTTCAAATTCCTTTGCCTTTGTAGTAGCTTCTGCTAATTCTTTTTCAAGTTTATCAACTTCTTTAGAATTTTCACCAAATTCAGTTTTAGCAATCTTTAATCTTTCCTTAAGATTATCAACTTCACCCCTAGTATTGGCCATGGCTTCTTTTAGATAAGTCTGCCTTGCCTTTAGCTTATCTGATTCACTCGCATTATTGCCAAGTGCAGCAATTTGGGCATTATATTTTGCTGTCAGGGTATCTGTTTTTGATGAAAGTTTATCCTGCTCAGATGCCAATTCTTGTAGTTTTTGCTTTCTTTGCTCGCTTGCCCTTGAGGCATTACTTTCAGCATTTTTTGCTTCTGCTAACTTTTGATTTGTTAATGCAATTTCATTTCTAAGAGAAGCTTCTGCTTTTTGAGAATCTAGTAGCTGATTGGCCCATTTCTTTGCTTCTGTAGAATTTTCCCCCATAGTCTTTTTTGCATTTTCCAATGCTTTTCTTGCTTCTTCGGTCTTTTGTTTTTGAAGAGCCTGCTTTTCCTTGAGGTGTTCTAATGTAGCCCCTAGCTTTTCTGATTCTGTGCCAGTTAATTTCATCTGTTCCATTTGAAGTTTAAAAGCTTTATTTAAAGTTTTAATCTCCCCTTGAATACTTTTAATCGCACTATTAAATTGACTGTTTATGAGCTTATATTCAATATTTACTTCTTGTTTTGATTTTTTTGCCATATATTTACCTCCTTCCCTTAAAAATTTTCATTAAAAAAGCCACCTTGAAAGGATCAAGGTGACTATTCAACACTACTATTTAAATAATTATCTATAGCTATTTTATTTACAGCTATATTTATAAGCATAGATATTGGTATATCCCATATATCTATACCTAAGCCAAAGTAAAAAGCAAATAGCGAATATGCTTCTTCCACTGTACTAGGCCTTAGTGATGGTGTTTTTTTTTCTTACCATTAGACTTTTGCCTTGGTGTAGCTTCTTTAAAGTCCTTTGGCATATTGCCTGGTGGTAAGGTAAGGTTAGTTATAACCTCAAAATATATTTCTGATAAACCAGTAAAATCCAGACAAATAGCATTTAGGAAATCTTCAATAGACATTGGATTTTTGTTTTCTAATTTATAGCAAACATAAGCTAAATCCATTAAAAGAAGGTCATCTACAGGAAGTGATGAAAAATCAAATTCATCACTATTGCCTATGGTAACCTTCATTATACTGGATATAAAATCCTTGTTTAAAAATCCCTTTATTTGGGCTTCTCTAAGTGCCCCTAGTGTTAGGTGGGTATTTATTGGCACTGACCCACCATTTATTAATTTTATACTTGTTATTGCCATATTATTTCTCCTTTATAATCCCTGCTTAAGTTTTGATGCGTCAAACTTTGTATGCCAAGTATTGGCTAACTCACCAATTTCTGACTTAAATCCACGATACATAAAATTGTCATTTTCATCTGCTGTAATAGCAAATTCCACCTCAATTTCTGCAACTTCTTCTTCACCATTTTTTATACCTAGTGTAAGTCCTGATGTAACTGATGCTTTTGGCCAAGCCAAATACTCCTCGTCTGTTTCCATAAGATCATATGCCGTAAAAGTCAGGCACCCAACTTTTCCAAGTGAATTTTTACCATAAGAATAAACTCCTGGCTTTAGACCCTTTGTATCTATGCCAAAAATAGTATTTAGGACATCTCTTTCCATATGTCCTACAAACTTAATTTTCTGACCAGTTACCTGAGTTCTTTTTTCCTTATCTACCCCTTCACACTTTTTTACTATAGTCCTTATTTCTGACTCTACTTCTATCTCACCTGTGCAACCAAGTTTTTTTGATTCTGATTCATTTTCAAATAAAATGTGACCATTTGTCACCCTAAAATATGAAAACTGACTATCCCTGTTTGTTTTTCCCATGCTGCTACTCCTTTCAAATTTGGATGTTTTCGTTTATTATATTAAAAACATCTTTAAATAATTTATCTTGTTTGCTGTCTAAACCTTTTTGAAAAAACTCCTGTGAAATTAAGTTGTTTTTACCTATACCTTGGTCTGGAAATACTAAATATTTATACTTAGGTTTTGGTGATATTTCAAAGCCTAGATTAAAATCCTTAGTCCTAAGCGACTTTCTATCCTTGGCATGCCCACCTTTTTTACTCCTATCTGACCTTGGCATAAATCCTATGATACTTTGAACAACCATCTGTGAACCTTTGATGTGAAGATAGTCATTTAGCTTTTTCTCTAAATTTATGCTGGTTTTCTTTAACCCCTCTACTATCTTCTCACTTTGCTCAGGCTTTAATACAAATGAAATTTTTGTCATAGCCTATCCCCTACAAAGCCTTTGTATGTGAAAAAATGTAAAGCTTGTCATGCTAGCTTCAACATCCAAACTTTCAATTTTCCCAACCTGGGTATCACAAGAACCAAATAATAGTCTATGTTCATCACACAATTCTATTATTTTAAATTTATCTATAACCTTCTTTTCTCTAGTCACAAAATATAGATAAAATTCTTGTTGATACTGATTTGTTGATGTGTCAGGCCTTTTGATATCTCCGTCATCATCATAAATAAAAAAGGACTTGTTTTCTAATACCTCATCCTTTCTTATATCAGTCGCAAAAACAGGGGCTATTTTTTCAAGTTTATTTAAAAAGCCTTGTAAATCTTTAATCATCCAGACCACTCCTTTTTTGCAAATATAAGAAGGTAAACCTTCCTGTAGGATCATCATCCATCTTGGCAATATCATAATAGTCATTTTTTATCCTGATAAGTAGGCTCTTATCTAAGTTATTAACCCTATATACCTTTACCTTGATATCTACCTTGGTTTCAATTCCAAAGTAGCTAGTAAAGTCATCATACTTGAAGGATTTTAATTTGTATTTTAGCTTGCCTAGTGGCAAAAATTCATTGCCAGTAACTGTCTTTTTGCTATTTCTAACAGTTTTTTTCTTGCCAAAATATAAAAGACCACTATTTAATTCTTCACTATTGTTTTTGTTAAACTTCATGTCATCACCCCTTAATTAAGGCTATGCCTTAGCTGTAGGTTTAATATGTCACTTTTAAAGTCATCTTCAAAAGAAAATATCGCCCCATTCCAAGCATAAAAGCAGTATTCTTTTAATAGTTTTCTAGCTGATATTTCTGTTTTGAAGTTAGTTTTTCCGACTCTTGCGATTATGAAGTCTTCACCTTCAAGCATGATGTTCTTAATTTTCTCATCATCATAGTCCCATGTAACATTGAGCCTATTTTTAACTTCTTCTAGTAAATCCATAATCTACCTCAAGCTATTCTTTAGATTCATCAATAACTTCTTCAATATAATCTTGGCCATAATGTTCATTGGCTCTTTTGTTGATTTCATTAAATCTAATCTTAGTGACTTCAAACTCATCACCTTTTCTTCTTATTACATTTTCCTGCAAGTCCTCAAAATCATATAAGACCCTTGCCTTCATCTTTTTTGCTGCCATATTTTCCTCCTTAAAAGCTACAGCCAGCAAAAATGCTGGCCATAGTACTTATATAAAATTTAAAGACCTGGTACAGTCATGCCTGATATATCAAATACCAAAAATGAATTTGGCTCTATTGGTTGACCATTCCCTAGTAACTTCTGTAGATATACCCTCTCATCTTCTAAGAACTGGTATTCATCAGAGTACTGGACTGGTCCATTAAAGCCTATTCCCATGAAATAATCATCAGGTATACAAGCTATAAGCTTTCCTTCAGGTACAAATGCAGACTGACAAATATCAGCATTTATAGGTAGCACGTTGAAAACATACTGGCCTGCTGCACTCATAACTGTAGTCTGCGGGAATATTTTTTCCCAGTAATCTCCTGGGTTGCAAACCAAAAGTACCTGATTTATTGTCTTTACCTTCTTATTTACCAGTGGCTTCATTACGTTTTTGCCAAGTGTAGCTGGCTTTAAGTCATTTAATGCCACAGTAGCCTTGTCAGGATAGCCTGAACTTGGGTCTTTTGGCTTTGTAGAATCCTTTAGCATACCTATAGGGCAATCTACACCATTACCCTCTATAATTGCCTTTTCAACACCTATCGCTATTGACTCAGCTAAAAGTGTCCTTACAAACTTATCTACCCAGATAGGACCTAGGATTAGTATATCCTTAGATACTGGGATAAATGCTGATAACTTATTAAGACCTGTATTTACTAGAGTAAATGAATTATCTAGCTTCTTTTTGATTTCAGTTCCTAGCTTGCCCCAAACAGCACCTTCTGCATCTGACTTTCTTGCCAGCCACTTAGTTATACCTGTTGTATTTACAAACTGAATCTTTTTTAGTAGTGGGTGTTCGGCTTCAATATCCTTAAATATCCTATCTATGATAGTAATCGGCATTAATTCTTCAATGCCCTTAAATCCACCCTCTGAAAGTACCTGATTGTAATACTTATTTTCTTCACTAGTAAGAACATGAAGCCCTCTAGCTTCTAGTACTCTTGTATCAGACATATCTTCCATGGCTATTCCCTTAGCCTGGTTTATAATATCTTCTTCAATTTTCTTGGCCATTGCAAGCTGGGCCTGTGCAAATTCCTCCTCAGTTTCTGCCTTAGCCAAATCTATTGCTAAAGCCTTAATATCCTTTTCAGTATCCTTATTTTTTAGTGCCATGATTTACCTCACTTTCTTTTACCTAAATTTATTCATAAAAAAAGAACCCTTGCAGTTTGCTTCCTGCCCCGATTCTTCTCTTAGTGCCATATACTTGCCTATTATTGAATTTTTAATGTCTTCTGTCTTATTTTCTTCTTTTTCTTCATCATCTGCTATCCCAAGTGCCAGGGCTTCCTGTGCAGTTAAGTATGACTCTGCCTTAAGTAAAGCTTTTAGTTCATCTTCTTCACCCTTGAACCTTGTCATATATATGCTTGAAATGCTATCAGATATCTTATCTAAGTCATCAGCTACTTTTCTTAAATCGTCAGCATTTCCAAATGTATATGTCCATGCATTATGGATCATCAGCATTGCACCAACTCCCATAGTAACAGTGTCACCAGCCATGGCGATCACAGATGCAGCACTAGCAGCAATGCCATCAACCTTGATTTCAACCTTGCCATTATAATCCTTTAGCTGATTATAAATTGTGATTCCTGCAAATACATCACCACCATTAGAGTTGATTCTGACAACTATATCTTCTCCATCTGCTTCTTTTAGTGCGTTGATAACATTGTTTGGACAAATATATTCGTCGTCATCATACCACCATGATTTATTACTTAACACAGGTCCATATAATAACAATTCTTTGACATTATTGTTATTTACAAGTTCACACCTTGCTTTTATTGTTTTATTCTCCATTGTTTTCACCTCCCTTCGCATTTACTGATTGATAGTTCTTTGTTTCCATATATTCATTAGCCCACTCTTCTCCTATCTCTTCATATTTTAGTAGCCTTCTGACCTCATTAGTATTTAATGTCCTAATTCTATACAAGGCTTCTACACTAGCAGCAATCTTAGTTAGATCATAACTCTTTATTGATGATGTCTTGATTATCATCTTTGTTCCATCAAGATATGCCTTCTTGCCATATAACTTTCTGTTTATTTCGTCCTCTAGTTGCCCTGCTATCGGATTTATACAGAAAGTAATAAAATTGTCCGTCATGGTCTCTACGTCTGCTGTGTCGCCCTTGAGTAGCCCCCTAGGTATATTAAACATATCAGCTACCATGTTGATAATATCGTCAAACGCTCCCCTAATATCGTCTGTCTCTCTATATTTTGCTCCAGTACCATTTAGTTCAGCAGTCTTATCTTCAATTTCTAGACCCTTTTCAATTGGTGTAGCTGAATCAGATTCCGAAAAATAGCCTACCAGCCTATTTTTAAATAAATCATCAAGCCTTAAATCGTATTCATTTTGGCCAGTCTTTTCATCAACTGCATTTTTAAAGTTTTCGAACATAGAATCGATTTTTACCAGTATTTTTCTAGCATTTTTACGATTATAGTTTTTTATTGCACTTGTCAAAACTTTTCCAAACACTGCATAAACACTTCCTACAAGTTGCTTTACATTCTTGTTGGATAGCTTTAAATGAAGTACATCACTTTCCCTAAAATCACGATTAAAAACAAAATCTCCAACCCTTACATCTTTATAGACATTTTCTTTAAGAGCCTTCTCAGAAACTGTATAGCTGTCAGCTATTATCCAATATCCTTCATATGATTGAACTATCAAAGCCCCATGAGGATTTACAACCATTTCCAGAACTAATTTATTCCAAAAATCAGTGATATTTTGGTTTAAGTTAGGCTCTACATTAAACTGATACCAAACTTCACCTTTTTTTATATTACCTCGTTCATATGTTTCAATGGTGCATTGACTTAGTGCATTAGCTATCTTGTTGATGCACATACTTATTGCATATTCTAGGTATATCTGTTCTGTTGTAATTGGTAGTGTAATCCCTTCCAAGGTAAAATCACCCTCTGGAAGTCCTTCAAGTATTGATTTATTTCCACCTGTAAGTACTCCCAGCATTTTATTAAATATTCCCATATCTCCCACCTCCCTTCTATAGTTTTAATTATATGTATAGGTCTTAAATTTATTATTCATACTTGTCAAGGTTACTATCCTAATTAAATCCCTCTTAAGCATAGAATGTATAAAAGCCATAAATCCATCAGTTTTCCTTCTTTCTGGATCTTGCTTTTGGTAGGTTTTGTTTCCCTTACCATCAGTAACTACCTTAACATTATTGGTATACCACCTCATCATCATATCATCACCAAAAATCAGGTCATGGTCTGCAAATAGCTTTTCAATTATCGGTGCAATTTTTGCATGAGAAATTGGGCCACTTCTCACCGTTACAAGCGGTAGCCCTACCTCGTTAAAATCATCTTTTATAAGTTCATACCTGTAATCATCAGTTGCTATTTCTTCTATAACATACCGATTTTCTTTGACTTCACTTAAAAACCAGTTTGTTAGATATTTGGGGTCCATTGTTTTCCCTGGCACTATTGTAACCAACCCTTCATTAATAGCCCTATCTAAATCAACTTTAAACTTAACTAGCTTTAAACTTTCTTCAACTATGAAGGTATGGTGTTTAAAATAATATTTTGTCCTACCATCAACTACTTTTTTAAATAAAAGTCCCACACCAATAAAGTCCCTAGAGCTGGCATAGTCGACCCCTCCAACACAAGAATAACCTGTAAAATCCTTCCAATCAACATCCTGATTGGTTGCCATAATATCTTCCCAACTTGCTACAGCTGTGTCAGTGTCTTCCATGGTAAAATTAAGCCTTTTTGTTATAAACTCGACCTTCATATGAGGTCTTTTTTTGGCATTTCTAAATGCATCATGGTATTCTTGCTTTAATATTGGCAAATATGGAATCATTGGATTAGCCTTAATCCACATTTCAGGATTGTCCCATTCCTCATAAGTGTCAATCGCTGCAATAAATGGAAAAAGCTTTGAATCAAGGTCTTTTTCAAGCAAACACTCCTTACCTTCCGATACTAGATCGTCTAAGACCCCACCCCTAACATATCCATTAGTAGTGATATATATAGTAAGTGGTTCAGGCACCTTACCAAGTGCCGACCTAAAAACCTTTATATTTTCATAATCTTCATAAGCATGAATTTCATCAAATATTACTGCCCCTGGTCTTAAACCGTCTTTTGTTTTGGCATTTGAAGTATAATATTTGATTTTTGAATTTGTCCTGACAAACTCAATTTCAACCAATGTTTTTTTATATGCCCTTTGAAGTTCAATATTATCATCAATAGTATTGTACACGTCTGTAAAAGAAGTTTTTGCCTGGTCTTCTGAGGTAGCTACTATATCAACATTGTAACCTTTTATACCATTCACATTACTAGTTGCCCCTAGTATGTAGTCACTTACAAAAGCATTTTTACCGAATCCTCGACCACTTTCAATAAGGATTTCATTCCATGCTTTTATGCCTGGAGCCAAGTAAGTATAGGGGATACAGTGCAAGAACTTCTGCACTGGTGCCAGCTTATATGGTCTATATTTTTCTATAGTTTTTATCAGTTTTTCAACTTTTTTAACATCAACATAAATATTTTGTTTTTCAATTTTCTCTAAAATCAGGTCTCTTAGATGTAAATTCCATATACTCGTTGGCTGCTTATCACAGATTTCAAACCATTTATCAAAATACTTACAGCCAGTGTTATACACTAGATATCACCACCAAGTTCATTTTTTACAGTTGATACTGAAAGGCCTAATTTTTCAAGACAAATTAACATTTGCTTGTTCATGTTAGTAAGCATAGCAACTGAATCATTTTTCTTTGGCCCTTTTTCTGTCATTATTTGAACTCCTCTTTTTTGGATATCATCCTCTAACATCATAGATACTTCCCACATGGCAATATATCTTTCAGAAATATCTATAAAGGGTTCTTTGTAAGTTCCATTTTCCTTCATTTGGTCAGTCATAGCAGTATGAATTTTATTTCTCCTGATAACCTGTTTTTTGGTCAGCTTGTAAACTTCTTCTCCCATGATAAAAACCTCCCTTCTCGCGTGCGTGCGTATGATGTTTTTTTGTAAGTATTTTTTCCGAACCCCTCTCCGCGTTGCTATACCTCCCCCAGAGAAATGAAATGGTTTGACCGGGGGGCATTTAAAAAATTTAACAACACTACCAACGTTCTTCTGTGGTGAAACTTTTTTTCTTTTCACCTTCAAATCTGTCATGCCTTTTATTGTGGCAAGACTGGCATAGGCATACCACATTACTTAACATTAGAAACTTTGTAGGGTCTTCTTTTAATTCTATTTCATGATGAACTTCTTCTATACGTGATAACTTCCCAACCTTGGCACAATCAACGCAGTACTTATCTCTTGCCTTTGCTCTAGCTCTTATGCCCTTGACTCCTCGCCACTCTTTTAATTGGTAGCACCTATAATCTTTTCCTTCTGCCAACCAACCCTTAATCTTAGATAGTAGTTCTGGTGTCATTAGATTAATGGACACTGTCATCTCCAACCAACTGATGTATATTACTGAAATCATCTTTCAATTGTATCATTGTTTTATTTATTGCATGGACAAAGTCTACTAAGTCATTGCCCTTCAACTGTAATATATCTATCCCAAGTTTTTCTTTCATTACTATAACACTGCTTGGATTTAACAATGTATGATATAGGACAGCAAAACAAATCTCATTAACTTCCACGAGTGTCATCATGTTATCAGTCAAGCAAGATATGATTTCATCTGTAATCTGATGTTTAGTCATTCTGATACTGTCTACATCATCAGAATTATTTGTTGCGTTATTCTTATTATCATCAATATCCGTTTCAATACTTTCAGTAATAACTGTATCATCTGCCTTTTTTACAATAGGCTCAACTTTATTCTTTTTGAATTTATGTTTTCTTTTCCTACTCATGATATCCCCTCCTAGTGTGCAATTACTAAATCTTTCTTCTTGGCAATCAGCCGTAGTTCCCTCTCATCTACCAATTCTTCAATACTATCATATATACCTGATATGTCATTATCAGCAAATTCAAATAAAAAATATCCTGTCTGAGTTTTCCCTTCCCACTGTTTGAATCCCACCAAGGCATATTCACCGGTTACACTATCCTGGACTAAATCACCAATATCTATCTTTTCTGTAAAGACTTCTTTACTGAGTACTAGCATAGTTACTACCTCCTATGGTTTAATGCATTTGTTTTCCCATTTCTTATATGCATCTAAGTACATTTCATTTTTGTCGCCGTTATATGTAATTTCATAATACATGCCATCCGATATTGTTGTACTTAATAGAGCCTTGCTATTTTGCAATGTTTTGCAGAACCATACTGCAAAGACATCATCCTTTGTTATCTTCCCATTTTTATCTGTTGTATCAACTCTCGAATTGTAATACTCGACAACTTTTTCTCTACATAAATTTAAATATTTTCTTTCATCCATATTCTTTATCTCCTTACCTCTTGAAATATTACATATCTGATATTGTGTAATATTTTATATTCGTTATCTCATTCTAGCCAAATGCATTGAAATTCTCTATATTTGACCTACATGAGCAAAGCTGTATTTTTATCCAAATATTACACCCCCTCAATATGTAATATTTTATACAAATTAAAAATAACTCATAGATTCATATGCATCAGATATTGTATCCTGATTGATGCCAATGTACCTGAGAGTTATTGATGGCTCGCTATGATTAAATATATTTTGAAGCACTGCTATATTTTTAGTTTTATTATAGTAATTATATCCAAATGTTTTTCTAAGTGAGTGTGTCCCAACATTTTCTATACCAAAGCTACTGCATGTATCTCTTATGATCTTGTATGCTTGTTGCCTTGTAATTGGTTTTATCCCTGTTTTAGAATTAGCAATTAGGTATTCATAATCCTCCTTACCTTCAATATATGCTTCAAGCTCCCTTTTTAGGAATTTATTAATCTTAATGACTTTATTCTTTTTAGTTTTCTTTTCCTTGATTCTTATACTATCCTTGCCTCTTACATGCTTCACTTGCAATTTCAGGATGTCTGATATGCGTAAGCCTGTAAATAGACCTAGGCAAAATAGCATGTAGTTTCTAACATTGATTTTTTTAAGATATCTTAAAATATCTTCTAATTTATTATTATCCCTTATCGGCTCAACATAATTCACATATCACCACCTCCTTTTTCGCATAAAAAAACAGGGACAAGTTTTTTCGTGGAAGAAATGCTTGCCCCTGTCTTTAATTTTTTCTACAATACCATAATACCACATATGCGACTGACATTTACTGACATCTTTTTTGAAATTATGATTTTTTTTCTAATTTATCCAAAATAACCTGCATTTTTTGTAAAGCATTTCCATGCAGTCTATATACTTGCCTTATATTATAAACCATGTATTCTGCAATATCTTCCCAGCTAACACAATCAATATATCTTAATTTAAGCAAAGTTTCTAGTGTATTATCATTAATTTTGTAAATATTTAATATGGTATCGTCCATTAATTCTATCTTTTCCATCATTAAATCATTTATGGTTGACTTCAAGTCCCCTATCTTGCACATCAATTCTTCTTTAGAGCCCTTACTGCTGGTCTGGACCTTATCCTTATAATCTATAGCCTCCCCCTTAGCTATAGATTCAAGCACTTCTCTTTCTTCTTTTAAGGACTCAATATTTAATTTTATATTGTAAACTCTTTGCAAATACTTTTTTGCTTCCATCTACCCCTCCTGCCTTAAAGTGGCTCATCTATAAAATTTACATTTTTGCAAACTTCTTCTCTGCTTTTCACTTCATATACCTGGATCAAATTTCTATGTCTTAAAAAAGTCTCAATGCATCCAATTTTACTTCTAAAATATAACTTATATTCATCCATGCCTATAAAAGTTGCATTTCTGAGCACCCCATCACCATTTTTTTCTCTTGCAGCGTATTCGATATTATATACCTTGCCTTCTTCTAGTTCGCTAAAGTCTTTTAATTTTTTGTTTCGGATAAACTTCTTAAATTTTCTTTTTCGCTTTTCCTTGCTTATAACATCTTCAAAATTTATATCATAATTCTTATGTCTTCTATCACATTCAATGACTTTTTCGAATGTGCCTTTTTCTTTAATTCTTTGAACTTGCCCCCTCATAGCAGATTTTGAAATATCTTCATTAAAATTTTCATTGAATTTTTTTATTAATTCATAAAAACTTAACTTTTCATGATTATCAAATATAAATTTCTTTTTTTCAGTTGTCCATTTTACCATACTTTTCTCCTAGATATCTTTATTTTCATCAACTACTGCATCTATGATTGTGCATATAGCTTCCAATGCATCACCTGAAATTTCATCATCATACTGTAGTGCTTCACTCCCTAACTCTTGTAACACAATGTTTTCCTCAAATAGTTCTCTCACTACTGATACAATTTTATCTATTGGATATTTAATAACTTTACTCATCTATGCCCCCTAAAATTTCACACACTTTATTATATTGTTATTCCTGATATATGATGTCATATGACCATGCTTACTTCTAAACCATAAGAGCCTATCATTCATATATTCAAATTTCATATTACTATCAATTTCCTTAAATACTTCTGTCCTTGGTTCTTTTTCTAGGATGCTATACCTTTGCCCCTTTTTTAAATCATACTTTTTTGAATGTATCCTGGCATTTTCTGCACACGTAACTATTCCTCGTGCTTTTTTTACTGACTTTGATAACTTGATATTCTCATTATATAAAATATTATCTATTCTGCTAGTGCTGTATCTAGTCCCAAATTTTTCATTAAATTTATTAGTAAGCCTACTGACCTTTGCCCCACGTCCGTACTCTTCTCTTAGAAAATCGACTTTTTCTTTAGTCCATATTTCTTCATACTTCATATCATTCTTACTCCCCTTCTATATATCCAACCTTACCCCAGTCAATGCACTCGACTATTTCCATCAGCCTAGCTATTTCAGGATCTTCATATGTGCATATGCAATAGGTATGTGCGTCTTTTGAGTGATTATGCCCTTTTCTCTTTAAATAATTTTCGGCTGCCTTTTGAGTTAAGAAACAAAATTCACGCTTCCAATCAACCTGCATATAGCAAATTCTAACATCTTCACTATATAAATATTCTTGTATAAACTCTAAGGCATCCTCATTTATATATATTGAATTATTTCCGTCATCAGTCATATATATTTCTGCACTTCTGTAACCATCATAATCAAATATCAATCTGCTTTCATCCGCATTATATACGATATTTTCAACTTCTAAATCGTTGATGTTATCAACATATTCCATTAATTCATTGTATATATCATTGGTATCTAACGCTCTGCATTCGCATGGATCGTATAATACTACATAGTTAAAATTATCCTCATTACCTTGTTTATCGTCTCTGGTTTTTATAACCCATGTTCTAACATCAGCAGTACCGCAATTGTCTTGAGTGTTTCTCTCCTTTTGTAACTTTCTTAAAAATTCTATATCCTCTATATTTAAGTTTCTTTTCTTTTTGATATCTTCGTGATACCTAAGACCATTATGAAAATATGCCATTGTAGCTACTCCTCTCCATTTTCAACACTATCAATTATTCTTGTCTATTACTTTAGCAGCCATAGTTATCTGTTTACACATTATCTACCACCCCCAAAATCGACTTCTTTTTCCTCTATTACTCTTTTTACTTGATTTAAAATTAGAGATATTTCATCTCTCTTTTGATTTATTCTATACGAATCTGCCCGGTTATATGCTAGGTCTTCTAACTCATCTATCTTATCTTCAATAGCTGATATAATATCACTCATCTTTAGTCACCTACTCCAAAATAATATTTTATTACCTTGTCTTTCCCAACTTCACCTATTGCCATCTTTATTATTCTTTCAGTTTCAAAGAATAGACCACCTGGAACTTCAGCAGTATGGTATAGTGTGGTTTCTATTTGCTTATGTCTGTGGTCATAGAAAAATGTCCAATTTGCTTTTCCAGGCTTAAATGGCCTACTATGCTTTCTAAGCTGTGAAGTTATTTTTAATCTTTCATCTTCAAGTTCTACTTCATTTTTATATTCACAATCTAAATTTTCAACTTTTTCAACAAGCCTTTTCTTTGCTTCCTCTATTTCCTCCAATATTTTTTGTTTCAAGCTCATAACCCATCAACTCCTCTAAAATGGCACGTCATCATCATTAACTGCATCAAACTCACTAGGGCTAACTACACCACTAGGATCATAGCCGCCACTTTCCTTAGTTTTATCCTTAGCATAATCTAAAGCCTGTATGTTACGACCAACAACCTTTGTAAACGTCTTTTTCTGTCCAGCTTGGTCCTCATACCTCTCAACTCTTATAGCTCCCTGAACACCTACTAATCGCCCTTTTGTTATATAATTTGCGGTGAACTCAGCAGGCTTACCCATAATCTCGCACGGTATAAAATCTGTTGGTGTATTGCCTTCTTTATTTTTATAATCTCTATCAATAGCCAATGTAAATGTGGCTACTGGTGTTCCTGATGTCAAATATTTAAGTTCAGGATCCTTGGTTAATCTTCCAACTATAACAACATTATTCATCTTTTTTTACCTCTCTTCTCCAAATCGCTTATCTAAATCAACTATAGAGTAGCGAATCTTAAACCTCCAGCTATCAGTCCTGTTTTCTTCCTCTCTTTGATGCTTTAATTGTTTTTCCCATTCGATAAGTTTTTGCCATTTATTAGGGTAATATTTTTTTAGTTTTCTTAATGCACTTAACGACTGTAAAGGGCAACACCAACAGCCCAACCTGTCAAACTTATCATATAATCCATTAAAATTAAATCCTTTAGAGTAGCAATAATCAAGAGCCATTTTTTCAGTTATCTTATTATCTACTAATGGATATTTTTTATTTTTCACCCTCTTAATCTCATCATAAGCTATCCCTACATACTCAACAATATTATAGTTTTTGTATTTTTTTAAATATTTTTTTACCACTTCTTCTTTTAACCTATTAGTACACCAACGTATTCTTACGCTTGGGAATCCATATCCTTTACACCCTTTATGTTTTCCTTTTACAAGTTCATGCTCCAATAACCAGTATTCAAATCCTCTATCTGGCTTTAAAATTGTTATTTTTCGACCAATATATTTTTCTACTTGCCTAATATGACTATACAACTCTTCAAATTCTAATCCTGTATCACAAAATATTATTTCATCTATGGGCATACTATTTTCTACCATCATTAAAAGCATTGCTGTACTATCCTTACCACCACTAAACATAACTATATGCTTAGTTCTCATGTTATCTTCATCCATGTTTTATACTCCCTTTACAGTGGCCTGTGCAATATTTGCACATACCACTCTACATATCATAAATATCTTTGCATATTGAACAGCCTTTTTAAAAGTCCTATATATAAATTCCTGTCCTGTATTCATGACCTACTGCCCCCTTCTTATTTTGTCACCAACTCTGGTTTGGTTATAAATTCCCTTAGATGTTGTATAGCAAGTCCTGTCCCCATTTTCGTCCTTAAGTATCAAATTAAACTGTTCCTCAAATTTCTCTGGATATTTAACTTTTACAACCTTCCCATCATGAATTTCTTCTCTGATAGACTCTTTTATAGATTCTGGAAGATATTCCTTCTTAATTACAGTACCTATATAATTTTTTCTTTCGTTCAGATTTAATTTAAAAGCAATTGCAAATAATATTGATATTGCTAAAAGTAAAAACAATAAATTAATTGTAAAATATAGTATTTTTTCTTTGCTTATTTTCATTGCCTTCTACCTCCCTATATAAATATGTCCTGCCACTTCGCTGGTATTAAGCAAATCAACCAATATGCTATTAGCTTCTTCTCTGACCATGGCCATCACAGCACCTGACCTTTCAAAATCCATTATGGTAAACCTATTATTTAAATACTTAACCACTCCAAAATTATGTGTAGTGTAAGTATCGTCCATATTTTTGTCATAGAAGGTATCCCTAAATCTAAGTATGCTACCCTCATATATATGGTGGCCATGCTTATCCTTAAGGCCAGTATCTTGGATTAACTTCACATTTTCAAGCTTAGCTTCCCCACAGTCTTTTATATACACTGACTGTTTTTCAAAATAAATTGCCATTATGTCCTTGATTTCTCCCATGTGTACACATTTATAATTAATCTGTCTCATATTTCTACTCCTTTTCATAAAATCTTTGCTTAATTTTTCTAACTTTAGCCATTCGTGAAGGCTTATTGTTATTTTTATATACAGTTGCAACTTTTGATATTGCTCCACAATTTTCGCATTGCACCAGGTAGCCATCTTCTAATTTTTCTATTGCTACCAAAGTTTCTTCACAAAATTCACACCTCTCACTTGCTGTATAATCACCATCAAGCATACTATCACCTACTTATAGTCATCTCTTATAGCCTTAATTAGTAGTCCAATATTATCGATTACAGGCCCTTTCTTACTTACCAAGATTAACTTTTCTTTTAGATACCTGTCCCCTTGCTTTTTCTTCTCAAGTTCTGATAAAATTTGACTAGATGTCTTTTCATCTAGCTTGAAATTTTTCATCCAAGCAAGGCACCTGTTTTTTTCTCCATCAGATAAAGAAAAAGAAAGACCTGAATGTGATGATTTTTTCTCTTTATCTATCTCTTTATCTATCTCTTTATCTATCTCTTTATCTATCTCTTTATCTATCTCTCCGTTTCCAATTTGTTTCATTTTGTTACAGTCCGTTACATTAGCGTTACATTGTAACACCTGTTGTTGTCTCATTTTTCTTACACGTCTTGCACTAGCTGTCTCTGAACCTATTAGATAAGGAATTTCAGTCAGAAAATATTCATCTTCTTTAGGTCCTTCTAAAAGCCCTTGCTTGTTTAAGAAAAATAGTGTCGCATTTACATTATCTTCGTCTTCGTCGATCTCTAATGATATTTCAGACCCAAAATTTTCCTCAACTCCTTCAAAATATAGTCGCCCTTCTGTCTCTAAGCTTAGAAGCAATAACTTTAAATATATGATAGTATAGGTGTCGCCACCAGCAATCTTTCTAAGCTTTTTTATTCTTTTGTCATTAAAAAAATCCCCTTTGAGTTTGAGCCAATAGTACCTTTTGTTTGCTTTTGCCATCTATTTTCCTCCTGTATTACTCTTAATATTATTGTGTCTTTGCTATAATACTTATTATTGCTAGTATTATAGATATTAAGCATGCTACATCTGTTTCATCATTTGGATCAAACCAGTTTATTACTTTTTTCATTGTTAAAATCCTCCTATATTGTTATAATTATTTTTAAAGGGGTGATAAATTTGAAATTTATAGACTACGTTCTCAACAATTGGATAGCAATTATGGCACTTTTGATTTCAATCTTTACCTACTGGAAAAATCGTAAATCCATAGAAGTAAACTTTGAAGATTTTGTAAAAATAGATTATATAGATGTTCCCTGTATGAATAAACCTTGCAAAGAACACAAAAATAATTTTTACTGTAATATAATAAAAATTGTAAATCCATCATCACACGATATTGCTTATTTTGATTTAGCTGTGTATGATCCCAATAATTTAGGTAATTATAATAGTTTCCCTTACTATACTAAAAAAAATATACAAGCACAAAGTTATGACATCAAATATACTGTTTATAAGATATCTGGTGATGATTTTGAAAGTATATTAAATCTTTCAAATTCAACTTATGGTATATTACATTCTAATAGTTTCACCATCATTAATCTCCCAACAATTCTGCCTAACCCACTTCCAGAAACTATATGTGTGCAATTTAAAGTATCAATAAAATCACTTCATAAAATTAAACATAGTATTGCTAGAAGTAGATATAAGCTATATCGCAAGACATATACACTTTCATCTGATAAACATACATATTACGCAGATGATATAAAACGATATCCAATTGATTCAGTTACATAAATTTTTATTACATTTTTATCCCCAATATGATATACTATATATGTATATTTAAATATAGTCTATTGATGGTGTCTGCGTGGTGGCAGCACCGTCATTTTTTTTGCTTAAAAACTTGAAGATTTTACATATGCCAATTTTTATATATTCTAAAATTATCAAAAATAAATACCAAGATGCCCCCACTAAATCAACTTTCATTTTTATACCTCCTCCATACTATTCATAGTTCTTACAATATCTTCCAAAGCCATTGGAAGCCTGTAATTTTCAATTATTTCTAGTGCTATATCTATGTCTTTTCTTTTGATAGCCTTGTAGCTATCTACATCAAATTCCCTCTTAATCTGCCTGTGTAGATCAGCAAATACTTTTGTCCTGATTGACTTATCCCTATAAGCTGGTGTTTTCATACCTATAAGGTTTATAACCCTTTTCCTGACTGCTTTTGTAAGCCTGTCACACTCAATATTGAAAAGTGGTGCATTATCTCTGAAATCGTTAAAGTCTTCCCTTAATTCCTCGGTTTTATTATCTACCATCAGGATGGCCTGTAACTCCTTACTCATGGCTGGCATTGTATAAGTGCCTGTTTTTCTTAAAGTTGGCAGGACCTCACCTGTGACCCAATCCGAAAATTTTTCAGCTTGCAGTTTTCTTGACTGGAAAATCAGCTTATATAAATTTGATTCATTTATGAATGTTGCCTGTTGTACTCCTCCATTCGTTATAGTGTCAGTAGTAATGACACCCTTGCTTGCTAGTCTATTTTTTGCTTGCCTTGGATTTCTTATTTCTAAAATCCCACATATGTCATTTAACATAAACCAAGGTTCATTTTTTATTATAGTTGTCCTGACCGTTCCAAATTCTAAATTATTAAATACTGTTACGTTATTCAATATATCCACCTCCGTTTATTTTTTGCAAAACCACTTCATTACTTTTAGAAATAAGGCTCATACCATAATCATTGTCAATTTCCATCACTTCTGAATTTTTAAGATCAATCAGACAATCTTCTCCAAAACTATCCCTAGCAATCATGCATATATCTCCCCTATATTCAACTATGTCTCCTACCTGTATAACTTCCTTTTTTGTTTTAAAATTCACTTTCATTTTTTACTCTCCTAGTCCAAATCTTTCTTCAAAATATTTTCTTGGCACTTTACCATTAACAGTAAGTTTCCCCATTTTGTTTAACTCTTTGTTTAATTTTCGTATCAAATTGTAACAAGTAGTTTCCTTCCTGCCAGTTATCTCCATTACATCTCTAACATTTAGATAGTAATTCACATTTCTCAACCTCCTATATAACTTCTAAATTATTAAATGCATACTCAATCATACGATTGGTTAGCTCAGTCATGCTATATCCAGTTTCTTCTGATAAATTTTTCAATTTGTTATATATTTCTTCGCTTATTCCTACACTTGGCTTTTTCTGAATCTGTATTTTTCTTTCAGACTTAATTATTAACTTTCCCATTTTCTTCCTCCAACTTGTTTTAAATTTTTCTCCTTGCTATAATGAAATTACTGGCTTGGCAAAGCCTAGTTTATAGAAAGGAGGTATATCTCTATGGATATAAAAGTAAAATTAAAAGATATTGATAAAATTATTGAAATTCTTGATGTCGATAAAATTTTTTACTATGACAAAAAAACTAATCATTCTAAAGAATTTGATTTTGATGAACAGCTTTTTATTTCACCCAATCGACTTAAAAACACTGCTTTGAATAATTGGATGATTGCATCAAGTATAGAATTTAAATCTTCAAGTAAATCAATATCTTTTGATACTTCGCAAATCATTTATATAGAATCAGTATATAAGTGATTTTTAAAATATGTTTTTCATTTAAGGGGTGCAATCTTGATTGCACTCTTTTATTTTTCTTCTATAAATTCTTTTATTACTCCAGCAAGTTTAGGTGCATAGCCTAATAAAAATAGAGCATCTTCATTATCTGCCTGTGCAGCTTTTATTTTTAAAACATACCAATCTTTTTCTAGTGCTAAAGTTTTATTAAGCCCTGACAAGCTGACCTGTCTATATTTTTTGATATATGGTTTGATATTTAAAATTTTTTCTTCTGCCAAGATTATTGGCATTTCATCTTCATTGTAGTAATCTGTAAATTTGTCTTTGTTTTTTGTTAAATTGTTCATATTATTCATCCTTTCTTTTTTTACTTCCTATTATGTTATAATTTACTTATCAGCTCCTGCTGAAATCTAATCAGAAGGGGGGGTGATATTGTGGTTGTTGTATTAAGTGATACTGATAGAAATAATGTTTCAATCTTATGTCAGCCCGTAACTGATTCAATCAATGAGTGTGTGAGTGTTTTAATTTCAGATGTATACAACCCAATTCGCAAAATGGTTATATATATTTATGAAAAACTCCAAGAAATGGTTAGAAAGTTAATTCTTTCATTAAAGCCAACTCTGATTGATTTTGAAATAACTCTTTCTAAAATTCAACATCAAACTTATACCAACATAAATGCAATTAGGGGGCCACCTCAAATTCTAAAAAAGATTTATAAGGTTATTGGTAGATATTTGTTTGAAATTGCATATACAGTACTATTACCTTATCTAATAAGCTGTGTTTTCCCTGAATATAGCTTATTGATATCTTTAATAGTATTTCATATCTTTTTCATAAAAAGTCTTCTTGATAACAAGTAAGTCT